GACTCGAGGATATAGATGTTGCCGTTTGAAGTTCGGACAGTACTGTAAGCGTCCAGTGTTCCGGTATCCCTGCCGGTCAAGAAGATACGCTTTTTCAATCCAAAATTTCTGGCGGAAATGAAACGGTCGTAAGTGAGTAAACTGCCATGGGCTATATTTTCTACCCATTTACTACCGTCCCACCCGTCAAGGCAATCCTTTGCAAAATGGTTGATTGCTTGCCCGAGTTCCATTTAGGTTTCCTCATTGGTAACCGGGTCATAAGAAGGTGCAGCGAGGCCGGCTATAGTGACCCCATAACTGTAGTCAGTTTCTTCAGGGAGAAGCGAGGCCAAATAAATGTCTCGGTTTGATTCAGCATTCTCTGCCATCTTCTCCAGGTCTAGAGAGGCAAACCGATCCATCTTTGCCTTTCCATCAGACATCGATTCAGGGAAGGCAAGGAATGTGCGGGCCAGCCTTGCTGCGCAAAACCACATGGCATACATCTTCAGCCGTTTTGCCGCTATCCCGGTCAAGGTCGCATAGTCAGGTATGTTGTCTTCCAAGGAGATCAGCAGAGCAGTATCCAGCTCCTGATCCAGCAAGTAAGAGTCAGGTACTTCGTTACTGGTTACACCCAGCGAGGCTCTAACTGCCTGGGTAGTAGTGTACTTCGTGATGTCGGCCATGGCCGGTTACCTCACTTTTTAACGACCTCAAAAATCTTAGCCTTCACATTGGAATCCATCCAGGGAGTAACAGGGGCCGGGGTAGGTTCTCCTGGAAGAAACCGAATACCGTTAGGGGCTACGATCGTGTAGGGGGTTAACAATCGATATACTGCCTGTTGAGACGATGCCAGCTTGGCGGCAGCCTGCACTTTAGCCGCATCCTTGGCTTTGGCTACCTTCTCTTCCTCAGTAGGTTCAGGAGTTTGCTCTTCAGTCAATGCGAGTATGTCTGAGGCAACAGGTGCTTCTTCTGTAGGGGTAAGCACTGACTTCTTACTTCTAATAGACATTTGAGTTCCTCCGAGTTTATTAGAGATTTGAGTATAACTGAAAAAGCCCCGCCGGAGGGGATCCGACGGGGCTCTTAGCTAGGTCACCCCAGCTCGCTCTGCTTAGTAAACGATTGTCGTGCAGCGGAATGCTGTATCGTACAACCGGTAAGCCATTCTTCCCCAGTCAACCCGGAAGAAGTTACTGCGCTGCATTACCATTTCCTCGGTAGCCGAGTAGCTGGCAGACGCATTAACTACCTGACGGATAGCGAAGCGACTGTCAAAGCCCATGATAATGTTGGCACCCAGGACAGAAGTATCAACGATCAGGACACGAGGCTCAGGAATGTTGATGTTGGCCTGCTGAGGAGTTACATCCAGCAGGGCAGTACCCACATTACCTACACTTGCACCGCCGGTATTCGGATCATAGATGACCGGCCGGCCAGTACGCTGTTGAATAGCCAGGAAGGTATCCAAATCAGTGATGATAGAGTCGATCTGGATTGCTCGAGTAGGATCCCACAAGAACTTCAGCCAGCCTTTCTGAGTAACTACACCAGTAGTGGCAGCAGAGTCATAACTATCGAAGTCTGCCACTGACAAGGCAGCGTCACCAGTGTCGAGATTACCTGCCTTGATCGCAGTGATGTCTCTCCAGAGATCCCGCTGAGACTCACCGGCAGCCTGCTGGGCAAAGATAATACCCAACAGATCCAGCGATGTACGCTGAAGCGCCTGCTGAGAAATCTGCAGGCCGATCGAGTTGGTAGTAATACTCTTGGCAGTCTCGCTCGTGGTAATCGATACCATGGTACGCGGCAAGGCATTCTGAGATATCGGCGCAGAATCAACAGCACGCGGCGCAGAGGTATTGATCTTCGGCTGCGTAAACATCTCGGTAGGAATCGTCTCTGTACCAGAGATCATGGAATTCCAAACCTGCTGTTCCAGGTCCTGATTACCATACAAGGTATCATTGATAATCTGGAGTACAGTCTCTGGGAAAAATACCCGGGTTGACGGGGTAGTACCCTGCTGAGACGGGGCAACAATACCTGTGCCTCCCCCAGAGAGAGAACCCCCAGCCATAGCTGGTTTGATCTTACCTGACAGCATGTCTCCGACAGTCGTAGCAAGGATGCCACGCTCCGGGATTGCCTTGGTATAAATACCCAGGCTCTGCTGTCCTTGTTTGAAAACCGAGCCGTATTTCTCGACATCAGCGTCAGGATACTTCAGCGCCAGAAGCTGGGATACAGACATCCCATTTTCAGAAGCGGTACGATAATCCTCAAGCGTCAACTGACCCTGTTTGGGCACGTCTCCGGAGGCGTAGTAGTTAAAAGTTGCAACAGTCATGTCTAGCTCCTAATCTCCAGAATGAATTAGACGCGCTCGAGAACGCAGACGCCACCGGCAACTGCCGGTGCAGTGATTACCATCCACTTAAAAGTGGCAGGTGATCCAGAAACCACTTTCTGCAGAGCATACACTCCGAGGGTTCCTGCAGTACCTGCAACAACCAAGTCTCCAACGGCTAGAGTGCCGGCTTCGTCAATGGCCTCTACACGTCCTTCCTTTCGCACAGAACCAATGCTGTGTCCGTCTTTGGTGTAAGGTTCCACCGAGGTCACGAAACCAACAATCTCGTTGGTGCTAGCAGCAGGGTCCATAAAGTCCCCGTTATAAACCAGGCCTTTGCCGATATCCTGGTCGTTGAATTCTCCGGTACTGTCTCCGAGATTCTCGGTTACGTCCGGGCGGTAAGGCTGAATCAGAACAGCACGCTTGGTTGCCATATCTCTAATCTCCAGTATTCAAAGTTTGATTTACCGTTTAACCCCTCGACTGTACAGGTACAATCCCGAGACGGGCAACCTGGGCGGTAGGTTCTTCCATTGCCTGTGAGGTCTGTCTCCCGACCTTGAACTGGGCATCGAAGTCTTTTCTGGTAGCCTCGTACTTGGCTACTACAGCAGCCGGAGACATACCCTGGAAATTGGTTTCGGCTCGACGTAGGCCAATTTCCATACGATTGATTTGCGCTCCTAGTCCGTCAGCAAGAGACTCAACGACGGATTCAGAAGATGAGAGTTTGGCTTTAGCCTCATCCAACTCACGCTGAAGAATCGCATTCTGAGCAGACAGCTCAACCAGCCTGGCTACAACTTTATCATCCCCTGCCTGCGGTGCTGAGGTAACGGTAGTAGTTGTAGTCTCTACGGGAGCTGCGGTAGCTTCTACTTCTACCTCCTGCTCCTCAGCTACAACTTCCTCATGGTCAAAGTTCTCCAGCGGAGCTCCGGCTGCTACCGCGGCCCGGTCCTCCTCAGAATGGAGGATAACTTCTCGTCTGTTTTCAAGGCTCATCTGGCTATCTCCGGTGTTATTACGGCTATTGTTGGCGGCTGAGAATTGATTGTCAACCGCGTCAGTATCTTCAAGGGAAACTATTAACTCTTCAGGGGACAATATCTTATCAGCGAGGCCTATCTCTACTGCCTCCTCACCAAAGAACATCTGGCCCTCTCCCCATTCAGACTTGGAGCTCAAGCTGAGCCCTCTCGATTTAGAAACATGATTCAGAAAGAACCCATGTAATGAGTCGAGTTCTTTTTGTAATATTCCTTGATCTCGTTCGCTAAGCTTTTCAAATTGAGAGCCAGGGGCCTTATATTTACCGGCGCGAATGACTGTTGCTTCTACTCCCATCTCTTCCAACATCCCTACCATGGACAAGTGGGTAGCAATAACACCGATAGAACCGAGTTGCGACATTTCAGTGGAGTATATTTTTCTTGCTGTAGCGCCAATCCAATACGCAGCAGATGCCATATTGCCGCCGGTAGTAGCATAAACAGGCTTGATTGAATTTACGGCTTTCAAGCTGCGGGAGACAGACTCAATACCAGAAGCAGAACCGCCTCCTGAATCTATGTCCAGGACGATCGCAGTGATACCGTCATCTGCCATCAGTTCAGAAGCGGCACGAATGATTTCAGGGTATGTAGTAAGACCAAAGAACCTGGCACGCCAATCATCCTTATTGGTCATACCGCCTTTGATCTCGATTACCCCAACATTGTTGAATTCTTTAATCAGGTAAGACTCGAATCTCTTATCCTGTTCTTCCTCGTCATCATCTTCCCAGGCCCGGAACTGGGCCTTCTGTTCAAGCGTAGGGATTGGGTTGGCTGCAATGTATTCCAGGTACCTGACATACCCTTCTGCAGACGCCTCAGAACCTAACCATATTTCACCTTTCACTGAGATGCTCCTCCGGCTTTACTCGGGGTTTTAGGGACCAATGCGGATTGTTGTGCACCGTTCGTCATAGCGACCTGATCTGCAGGCATAATACCTTTCTGATGGAAGAAGGTTCCAGATAACACCGGAGCTCCTTCAGGCCGTTCTCCGGTCTGTAACAAGATAGCAGCCTCGTCATCTGTAATAAACCCTAAGGACAGCTGCTCGAGTATGCGGTCCTGCTTCATAGATTTGTAAGCTTCCAGTTCATCCTCTGGCCGCAAGTTGATTGGGTTGAATCCTACTCGTACGTAGGCGTTCACCCCATACAGTCTGACAGCTAAGGTGATTGCCCTGCTGAGCACGTCCTTTACCGGTCGTTGTATTGCCTTCGCACCTTTCAGAAAAATCAAAGACTCAGTATTCGACAGGCTCTGGGATCCTTGCATGCGTAGGCCAAGGATAGACGGATGAGACTTCAAGCTGGTAGCCAGCTGACCAGACATCGTTTCCCACAACTTTGTATAGTCTTCTTTTACACTACGATCACTCATCAAGTCGGGCTTCGCAGTGTCGTAAATAACCAAGGCATCCTCTGGTTCCATATCGGAAGCGACCTTCTTAACATCATCCATAATCTGGGTCATGAACGCAGTGAGCTTAGTATGGTCCTTCCTCACTTCAGCAGGGGCAGCGGCTATAACCTTCTCAGAATCCAGCGTGATCATTACCCTGCTATGTCCAGACTTCCTGACCACTCTCCGCATATCTTCGATGAACTCCTCAAAGTAGTATACAGAGTCAAGGGCTGGCTCCATCAAAGACGTAGCGTACGCAGTAGTGAGATCCTGATGGAGAGTGGCTACCCAGAAAGTTGGGATGTTTAGAGATACGTCCTCTCCTGTAGCAGTGTATGACCCCTTCTGGACAGGGTACTTACCTCCATTACCGTCGGATTCCCATTTCAATGATTCAAACGGTGCCAGGACAATCTGTGAAGGTAACCTTGCTTTGTCTAAAACCAACTCACCAGCACATTGGCTGGTGAGAGTTACTTCCCGGAGAGCAGTCTCTACCAGATGATCGACTGTCATCTGATCTGAATACCCACTGTAATCGTCCAAGGTACTGATAGCGGATAGGAAGCTCTGTGCCAGCCGGGTAGCTTCTACAGAGAATTTGTCAGTGATGCTATCGTAGGCTTTCACTGTAAGGCCGCTGTTTGCAATCTCAACGAAATTGAATACAGCAGAGGATAGCGTCCCTTCCTTACGTGCCATGAGACGGAGAGCTTGAGATACTGCCCCGGTTCCTCTCAACGAACGAATGGCGGCGTTATAAATCGGGATATTGTTGTCAGGTATGGTGGACCCGCTAGGGTACCTAGAAGCCGCAGTTGAAGCGGTAGCTCTGGTAGCCAGCTTGCGTGGTAATATGACTTGGCTATCTGGCATAGTCGTAACCGTCTTTATCTCGATGAATTGTCTTAAGCTTAACAGACGATGCCATTGGTAGTACACCAATCACATTGCCTGCTAACTCGTTAGCATTCAATGTATCTGCGATCATCAAATAATTAAGAGCATGAGCATAGTGGTCCGGGCCACTGTTAACCCAATGGGCTACATCATCTCCGGCTGCATTTTGCTTAGTCACTCTCTTAATCGCACGGAGATGTTCTTTTACTGCTTCTATCTGATCATTCTTGCAAAATTGGACTCGCCCAGTGTTCACTTGTTTTACCGTATGGTCGATCGTACCTGTTCGATACGACTTGGCGATCTGCTCAGCCTCGTCCAACTGAAAATTGGTAAGCTTGGAAGGAGCACTGCGGGTGTAATAGTTGGCGTATACCTGACCAAACAGCCCAGACGTTATCAGAGCCAAGGCTATAGAGAAATCAGGCCCGGCATCGACTACAGCCCGGGAACACCCAAAATACTCAAGCAGTTCCTGGGCTCTGGTTATAGCTGCATTTTCTCCAAATGAGTTGACATTCTGACGGACAGATTCCGCATGGATAATTTCCATGCGCATAGGGTTGATCCTACGCCCTACCATGATATGGCAAACTTTGCCAACGTCCATTCCCAATACGCATCCGGAAGCTGCCATAGGTTGAGGTACTACCGGGCGAATGGAAAAAGCTCTCTCCAACGCTGTGGATAAAATTGAAGTCTCAGCATCCTCGAACGGCAAGCCTACCTTAAAATTTACCCAGTCAGCTTTGCGTTCATATTTTTCTATTTGCCCTAAGGTGTCACCTACCGAGCTGATCATTGGTGCGTCGAAAGGAGATACCTGGTATCCGTGCCTGGGATGGTCAGGTTTTGCGTGTACCCACTGTCTCTTATCCGGGTCAGCCAGATTCTTAGGCTTCAACTTATTGTGGCAAGTAGGGCATTTCAACCAAGCCTTAGACACATCCAGATTCTTTTCGAGGATGTCAGCCTTCTCAAATTTTAAAAGGTGGTCATCGAACCCTGGAAGTACTACGTGTTCGAAAAACTCAGGCATTACCCATTGATGGCAGCTGTCACATTTAACAGCATAATGAGCTTGTGACGAGTTCTCCATTCCAGCACTAATCCCGATTCCAGATACGGTAGGGGTAGAAAACCGGCGCTTCAATCCACCATTCTCTGCATGACCTAAACGAGATTCATACGTAGTCAGTACTACTGGATTAGAAAAATCCACCTCATCATTAACCAGCATGTCGGCCGGCACAGAGATAGCAGCACTTTGGGTGAAAGTACCGGCTATATGTAAGAAGGACCGGCCTATCTGCTTCAAGCCTGCCGAGTCTGAATCAGAAGGGACCATGCCAGACAATGATTGGCTGGCAGAAATAATAGGATCCAACCTAGACTTAGAAAACTTAGCTGCAAAGGACGAAGTTGGTAGCGTGTAAATAGCTGTGTGATTTTGTTTCACCGCCAGATAGGCCAGTGTCAGCCTGGCAAATATCTCAGACACTCCTACCTGGGAGCATTTACGGACATCAACTTCTGCAGCTGAGTCATTAACAATATCCCGTTGAAATTCGTGGCCTCTAAAATTCCATGGCTTCTTATCATCCTTAGGGTGTTTGGTATTCCTGACAATCCAGTCTGACAGATGCGAGAGATCCGTATGGGTCTGTGCCTCGGCCTTTAGGCGGTCCAGAAATGCTTGAGCTACCGGATTCATGCAGCGCAAGCCGGAGAAGTATCACAATCATTAATGGCCGCTTTCAGGTTACATACTTTCTGTCCTACAGGGCCTTCGATAGTTAAGATATCAATGACAGCAATGTATTTGTCTGATTGAACCAAATTGGTAGTCGCCTTCAAAGTACCTCGGTATACCCCATCAGAAGATGGTACATAATCCATCGTAGTAGGCCAGGTCTGTCTAGTAAGGTTAGTACCGTCAGAATCCTTTACTGTGAAACTGACTGTCGCATCGTTGATTGGTAGACCAGTCTTTGAATTAATGACCACGGCCTCTATGACGTTATCGTTGTTTACGTAAACCGTGCTGTACATGTTACCTCCGGGTAAATAGCGGCAGTAACGCCTACTTCTGGGTAAATAGAGGCAGTAACGCCTACTTCTGGGTATGCAGTAATCGTAGCTGCAGGGTACCACTTCTCCAGCAGAGACTTATAGGTAGAAGCTGCACCAGAGAAGGTGATCTGGCCAGCTCCGGTATGTGAGTATACCTTTTCTTGAGCAGAGCTTGCTGCACCAGAGAAGGTAATAACTCCACTGCCGGAATAAGAATGGGTTACCGTACCAGCCTGGTAGCTAGTAGTAGCGGCACCAGAGAATGTCAAGAAGCCGGAGGCGTTGTAACTGAAGGTACTGAATATACCTGTAACAGCAGCCCCTGAGAAAACTATCTGGCCGGAACCGGAGTAACTCAGGTTATGCGAAACAGATGCTACCGCTGCCCCGGCAAAAGTTATCTCTCCGCTGGCGTTATAAGCGAAGATATGTTGTACGGTCGTTGCTGCGGATCCTGAATAGGTAATCCCTCCGGAAGCAGCATAGCTGTAGTTCTTAATGAGCGCGGTCGTGGCTGTATCGGAGAACGTAATAGAGCCAGACCCGGTATAGTCGTATACCCGTTCTTTATTGGTGGTGGCTGCGCCAGAG